AACGCTTGCGTGCCACCGTTTTGTGTTATGTGTAGCCCGTTGGTACCTGAAGCAAATTGCGTCACAAAAACATTAACAGTATCTGTAACATCTAAAGTATCTCCATCAGTAGTGTAGGTTATACCGCTAACACCTTGGTCTTCAAAGTTTGCTCTTACCCTAAATTTATCACCATCAGCCTGTGTGTATCCTTCAAAGAATGTTTCACCAGATCTATCGTCACCAGTATCACTTGATAAGTCAGGCTTTATAACCCAGTGTGTCATTTCTCCTATACCACCTGGATCCGCCTCATCTGGTCTTACGACCCAAAAGACTGTTAGTGCGTGGTTAGATATTGTGTTTGCAAAGGAGAACGTATTATTATTTGGACTTGATTCACCATTGGTAGCAAGTGCAGGATAAAATCCTCCTAAAGTATAGGTTTGAAAACCAAGAAAGCCTCCTCCCCCACCATGACCCCTACTATTAAAATCATAGTAGTCGTTACACATCAAGCTTTGACCAAAGCCACCAACAGCAGCTCTATCAAACTGAGCATAACTTAAGCCGTTTATTCCGTTTAGCTTAAATTTAGGTGACGCTACAGTACCAAAACCACCTGGTCCTATTATAGATTGAACTTCTGCACCTATTGAAGTAGCGCCTCTCCATCCTCTTAAAAAAGCTCCTAATTTACGAGCTGATTCTGTTTTGTTATTTATTCGACCTATATATTCATCCGCCCCAATATTAATTAAACCTGAGTTGTCTTTAAACACTGTTTGTTGGTCCGTGAAATCGTAATGAGCTATAAGGTTGGTAAGACTAGAAACGTTCTCTATAATAACGTTGTCAATAGAATCAGCCATCTTATCTCTATTCCATAATATACCAGCGTTTAAACCTAACATTATATTCCATAATAAAGTATAGCAGCTCCTTGACTTAGTTCGACCTTAGTCCATCTACCATATATTGTTATACCAGCTGGAAACAAATCTGAACCTGGCACTGATTGACTACCAGTACCGTTACCGGCTGTTTGTGCTTGGCCGCCAAAATAAGCTGGCGAACTAGCATTACCCGCGTCTATTACTTGAGCTACTAGTTCTTCAAACTTAGCATCTTCAGTTACAGTAATAGCTACTATAACTTTACCACTTGGTGGAGTAACCTCATCACCGTTGGTAGTAAAACCACTACCTAGTTGTCCAAATCCGTATTCTACTGTATTATCTAAATATCCCATTATTTAAATTTTTTATTTAATTATAATAAGCTTTCGTAGCAATTTCCTACAGAAGCTACCGCTGTTGAGGGTTGAAATTTATTTATACCTGTAAACGGATTCGCAGAAGCACACTCGCTTGTGTCAAAAGTTCTTGTGGCCTTAACCGTACCATCAGCCTTTTTTACCACAACTTTCACTTTAGCAAGAAATACCGTAGAATCTGAATTTGGTAGATTACCCATTGTGTTAAACTGAAAACTATGTGTGTCTAGGTAGTTAGTTCCAGACACAGTGTATGTTGCATCGATCGAACTTAAAGTTTCAGTGTTTACCGTAATATTCCCTGTATTATCACCATTTCCATTTGCTATTCTAAATATGACATCACCACCCGACCATGCTGCGGTATCTGTTAAAAACATCTTACACGTTGTGGTGATAGTATCATTTGCTTCTTTAGTTATATTTCCATCTAAATCAAGATCCATTTGTATACTACCGCCACCAAAACCTTGGCCAGTATTAACTGTTACCCTGTAGTATTCACAACCACAATTTGGTGATGAAAAGACCAATCCCGATCCTATTCCTAATGCCATTACGTTCCGAAATAACAGATTATGCCATTATCACTACCAGTAGATAATGAAACTTCAGTCCATCTACCGTATATAGTTATTCCTTTTGGAAATTCAGTGGCTGTGTCAATTTTTTGGCCTCTACCATTATTTGTTGGACCACCATCATCATACACACCATCATTACCGTTTGTTATACCTATAAAACTATCAAACTTATTGTTTGGCCCAGCTGTCACGGTATAATCAAGTGGAACTGATTGGTCTACTGTCATTATATCCATTTTTAAATTATCTAAAAATTGAATAGCAACTATAACCATTCCATTAGGTGGTTTTACTGAAAACCCCGCGGCCTGCACGTGAGCACTACCTAGTTGCCCGAATTGATATGATACTTCTTGTGAATTCATAATTATTTTTTATTATTTTGTTGTTCATTCTTTTTTGACGATCCGCCGAAAAAGAAATCGACCACCGTGTTAACTTTAGCACTCATAGCTCCGAATATTGTAGAGATAAAACTTATCTCAAATTCACCTAGTTCAATATCCCTCATTACAAAGAATTTAAACATCATAAAACTTAATCCAAAGTACGCTGCTGTAAATAAAGTCGCAAGTATTTTTTGAATAAGTGCATCGTCTTTATACATATCACGTGCGCTCTTTCTGTCTTCGACTTCTTGTTTGAAAGCTTCGGTTTCGGCGTCGAGTAGTAACCGTCTAAGAGCGAGTTTCGCTTCATCTCTCTCTTTGTCTGTTGTAATAACTTTGTCAAGTATTCCTTCCGCATTATCTACTACTTTGCCGAATAAGCCACCTATAAATTTTCCTATCATCGTTCATTGTCTTTTATCATATCATCGATAGACTTATTCATTACCTTATCGGTGTATGATTGATTATTAAAAAATACACTCTTTTCAGAAGTTGGTATATCCTCTTCGCCTAAGAGTATTCGATAAATCCTACTAATTAAGTGCGAGCACTTAAAGGAGGTTTTGAATACAGAGTATTTGATGGTTGTTCTATTCCTATGTCTCCACGTTTCTATCCAACCATTCCTCCTTAGTTTTTCCCAACGGTTCTTATCCCAACTCATGGTATATGTTCCGTCGATAAATTCTTGACGCGTAAATCTTCCTTTACAATCTAAATAGATTAATAATTCAAGATCAGCATCTGTTAACCCGTAAGTTTTACAGGCCCATTTACGAACGAGCCTGTAATACTTAAGGATTTGTAAATCACGTAAATCGTGACTTGTTAGTCGCATTATGCAGAAGCGTCAGCAACTTCAATAACATTACATGACTTAATATCGGCATGTGAAAATACTGAATTTTCTGAATCCGCAACAACTATAAAGCCATCGCTATATAAATGATTAGCAGTAACTAGAGAAGCTAAATGCTCCATAACTTCTTTGTGTTTACCAGCTGTAATGGTGATGCCTATTAAAATATTAGCGTCAGTTGAGGGATTATTGAAAAACTCTTGACCATATCCCTTTTTTAACCACATATGGAGTTTTGTTGTGTCTTTCATTTCAAAGTGTGAAAAAGCATCTGCGCCCACCATTATTACTTCTTCGTCTGTACCTGCATCAGGAGCTTCCTTAGCAAAGTATAAATAGTTTTTTAAATTCATATTATTATTTTTAAAAGGTTTATAAAATTACTAAGCGTCAATAACTGTAATAAGTACACCTGTGATATCAGCGTGGCAGAATTTTCCTTTTTCTTTATCCGCGATTACACAGAACCCATTTGAGTGAGGACCTTTGTTTATTGTTCTAGCTATAGCTGCCATTACTTCTTTGTGCTTGCCAGTAGTTATTGTTAAATCAATTACCACGTTGTTAGTACTATCTCCTTGAGCAATCTGCCCAACACCTTCTTTAGCAAATATCTTTAAGCTAGTATCGTCATCCATCTCAAAATGAGAAATATTATCAGCTCCGATTAAAATACATTCTTCATCACCTCCACCAGCATCTATTGCTCCTGAAGTGAAATATAAAAATTTTTTATTCATTTCAAAGTTTTTTAAGTTTATAATTAATTTATGATTTTCTGTTTATTGTTTATGGTTTATAGTTTATGTATAATCTACTTTAATAGTAATTACACGTTTTTAGTAAATAGTAATTATTCTACTATAACTATATCCCTAGCACGTATAACTCTATACATAATATCGTTATAAAATATATCGTGTCCCGCTACTGCGTCATAATATATAATATCATCTTTACTAACAACAGCAACATCGTTCCCTGTAGAAATAACGTTAGCTTTTTTGTATCTGTTTGTTTCATCTGTTTGATCGGTTAGTATAAGTCCACCAACTTTTTTAGGTTCATTCTTTATTACACTAACTATAACGTAATCATTAACTGCTTGCATTTGGTACTCTTATATTTGAAATTACACAATCTGCTGACATTACAGTTAAAGCTACACTTACAGCATTTTTAAGTGCAGATTTAGTTACGAGTACTGGATCAATAATACCTTCTCTAACCATATTAGGAAAAGTACCATTAACAACATTACATCCATAACCTTCTTTTAAATTACTAGGATTCATTTTTAATCCAGCGTTATCCATAATAGTTTCATATGGTGAACATAGAGCTTTTAATAACACTTCGCTACCATCAACCTTCTGTGAGGCATTAAGAAGAGCAATCCCGCCACCTGGGACGATACCTTCTTTCAGGGCCGCTTTTGTAGCATAGATTGCGTCTTCTACTCTATCTTTCTTTTCTTTTAATTCTACTTTAGAACCAGCGCCAACCTTTATTACGCCAACGCTACCAGATAACATAGCTAATCTTTCTTCAAGTTTCTTTTTAATAAAACCATCTTTTTCTTTAGATAATTTATTATTTATATCATCTATTCTATTTTCTATATCAACTGTCATACCTTTTAATGTTAACACAGTAGACTTACTATTAGTTATAGAATATTCAGCTTCACCTAAATGCTCTGGTTTCATTAAGTCTAGATCGTCACCTAACTCTTCGTCCATAACTGTAGCTCCAGTTAATATAGCTAAATCCTCAGTAGTATCTCTTTTTGTAGAACCAAAGCCAGGTAAATCAATAATATTTATTTTTATATTACCTTTAACTTTATTCATCATGAGTGCCGACTTTACTGACTGTGCAACTGGCGCTACCATTAGTAAAGATCGGTTTGATTTTATAACATGTTCTAGTATTGATTGTATTTTTCTAACGTTTGGTATTTCAGATGAACAAATAAAAACAAATGGATTATCTAACTCACATGTGTGTTTATCTGTATTTGTTACAAAATGAGGAGATGTTAATGGACATTCAATCTGTACGCCATCAACAACATCTACATATGTATCTTCAGATTCGCTTTCTTCCATTAATACTACACCATCTTTACCAACTTGCTCATAAGCTTCAGATATTATAGTACCAAGAGCTTTATCATTGTTACATGATATAGCACTAACAGCTTTAAGCATATCACCTTCTACATCAATAGCTATGCCATTTAAGTATTTAATAACATTGTCTAATGTTTCATTTACTCCATCTTTTATTTCTCTGATTGTAAGACCATCTGCGACCGCAGTGTCTATTTGTTTGATTAAAGCTTCTGCTAGAACTGTAGCGGTTGTCGTACCATCACCAGCTTCTCTAACTGTATTTCTAGCTGCTTCTTTTATTAGGGTTGCACCCATATTTTCGACCGGATCATATAAGACTACGCTTTCCGCAACGGTTACACCATCTTTTGTAATGACCGGTTTGCCTCTCCCATCTTCATATATAACACATTTTCCTGATGCGCCTAATGTAGATTTAACGGCTTGGGCTAATTTATTCACGCCAGTGATTACCTTAGCTTT